AAACTCAGTTAAACGGCAAAGAGCCTACAATTACCAACGGGTTCGGAATAAGCGGAACAACTACCAAGGCGGTAGCGTTAACAACCGCGCAAGCCTTTGCCACAGCCGAAACAACTTTATCCGCAGCGACTTACGCGGATATTACGGGGTGTTCGGTGACCCTTGCAGCGGGTACATGGATAATCTTTGCGCACGTTATAGCGCGACAGCCTAACGCAATCATACAAGTATTTGCGGCTATTACAGATGGGGCAAACGCGGTAATAGCAGAAAGCGCAATATCTCGCCCCGCATCAGGTACAGCAAACTTAAACTCGCCTATATCTTGTAACTTTCAAGCAATAGTAACGCCTTCGGGTTCGACCACTTACAAGTTAAGAGGGGCAAGAGGTTTAACTACGCATACGGGTTCATGGGTGGCAATGGATGGTAACGGTGTCAACACTACGAACCACGCCTCAAATAACACAGACAAAGGTACTTCAATCATAGCAATAAGAATAGCATAATGGCAATCGAGACCATAATTAATATAAACGCATCCACTAAAGGAAGCGGCAACGTAAAATCACTAAGGGAAGAAATCAAAGCCGCCCGCGAGGAAGCGGTAAGATTTGCACGTGATTTTGGCGACTTTAGCCCTGAAGCACAGAAGGCAGCGCAAAGACTTGCCAAGCTAAAGGATGAAATGGGCGACCTTAACGAACGCGTGGCGGGTTTAAATCCTGACAGATTCCAAGCTATTGCGGGAGTTGTAGGCGGCTTGGCTTCGGGTATAAGTGCCGCGCAAGGTGCAATGGCTTTATTTGGTTCTGAAAGTGAGGACGTGCAGAAAACTTTGGCAAAGGTGCAGGGTGCTATGGCATTTGCATCAGGTATACAGCAGCTAATTTCAATGCAGAATGCGTTAGCGGGTGTTGCTACAATGATTAAAACGCAAGTAGTAACAGCATTTAGCACGTTAAAAGGCGCGATAGCAGCAACGGGAATAGGCGCGTTGGTTATCGCTGTAGGCATACTTATTGAAAAAATGAACTCACTTGCTGAGGCTGAAAGAGACGCAGCCGAGGCAGCGGACAAATTATTTACAAGCACTCAAAAGGTTTTATCACTTAATGAAACATCGCAACAAATCTATATCAATAGATTAAAGGCAATAGGTAAGACTGAGGAAGAACTATCTGAAAAGTCTTTAGAATTCCAACGTAGGCAAATAAAACTATTAGAAGAGGAACGCGCAAGGGCAGGGGCGAATACTCAAAAGTTTGACGAGGAAATATACCAACGCAGACAGCAGCTAGAATTAGCACAAAGTGAGTTTGAAGTAAAGCAATACGAAAAACGTAAACAGCAAGAAAAGGAAGCCAACGATAAACGCCTAGAGCAAATTAAAGAGTATAACGAAAAGAAACTTGCAGCAGAAAAAGAGTTCCAAGAAGTATGGGCAGAACTAGAACAAATCCAATTAGAACGCGAACAAGCAGCCGCAGACGCTAGCAAGGACATACAAGACCAACTTAATGAATTTAGATACGGTCAACGAGTAGCCGAGCAAATGCGTTTGCAAAAATGGTACTTTGAGCAAAAAGAATTACTCATTGCGGGTGCGGCAACATCAGAGGAAATACTTGCACTTCAAGAATTAAGGAACGCCAAGTCTAAAGAAATAGACGACAAGTTCTACGAGGAAAAGAAAGCGGCAGACCAAAAGAAAGCCGATGAGGAACTTGCAGCAAAAAAAGCCGCAGACGATAAGATACTTGCGGGAGATAACGCAGCCACACAAGCACGGTTAAAGAATCAGCAAGACATCTATCAAGGTACAATGTCGGCACTTGGTTCGCTTTCTCAATTGTTTGGGGCACAGACTAAAGCGGGCAAAGCCTTTGCACTTACCCAAATAGGCATAGACACAGCAAAAGGTATATCAGGCGCAGTGGCACAAGCGCAATCCGTACCATTCCCCGCAAACTTAGGTGCAATTGCAATAGGTGTTTCTACTGTATTGGCAAACATCGCACGGGCAAAACAGATACTTGGCGCAAGTGGTAGCACACCGTCCGCGCCTTCACAGCCTAACGTGCCTCAATTATTCACGGTCAATAATCAATCACTGAGAAACTCTGGCATTCCAAACGTGGGCAATCAGCGTGTTTATGTAGTGGAGAGTGACATCACGAACGCACAAGGGCGGGTAAAGGTAAACCGTCAAACCTCTGTTTTTTAGCACCTCTTTAAACTAACGTACATTTAATAATATGGATTTACCTATTTACATGGCAACCGTAAACGAAGAAGACACCGACAGCGGTATTTCGTTTATTTCACTAGTGGACAAGCCTGCAATTAAAAAGGACTTTCTTGCCTTTTCAGAGAAACAACAATACGCCATTCAAAGCGAAGAGAAAAGAATAATCACGGGCGCGGCTATGATTGCCGATTTGCCCATTTATCGTAAAGACGATGAAAGAGGCGAGTATTACATTGTATTCTCAGCGGACACTATTTGGTCACTAGCCAAGAAATTCAGTCGTGAGCAAAGATACAGCGCGGTTAATACTATGCACACCGAGGAAGTGGACAGCCTCAATATGATTGAATCTTACTTTGTAAACCGTGAACGCGGTATAAATCCACCTAAAGGATTTGAAGATGTACCCGATGGGTCATGGTTTGTGTCTTATCTAGTAGATAATGACGAAGTATGGTCAAAAGTAAAAGCGGGAGAATTCAAGGGGTTTTCAATTGAAGGGTTTTTTGGTGTAGAGAACCAAAGCCTTAGAGCAGCAAAGGATTTACTTGCTGAGATTGAGAATTTTCGCACCTCTCTAAACTAATGTACATTTAATAGTATGATAGAAATTTTAGAAAAAATCAAAGGTGAGTTCCAAGCACTACGCGAGGAATTTGCTAAGTCAAAGATGAAATTCAGTTCTGTCGCTACCGTTGACGGTGTTGTTATCAATTACGAAGGCGAGGAACTTGTTGAAGGTTCTAAGGTCACTTTGGAAGACGGCACACCCGCACCTGATGGCGAACACTCTATCGAAGGCAATAAAATCATTACCGTTGTTGACGGTGTTGTGACAGCCATCGTAGAAGCAGAAGAGCCTGCACCCGTTCAAGAAGATTTCTCTGAGAAATTCGCAGCCGTTGAAGGACGCTTCGAAGCATTGGAAAAGTCTATGTCTGACATTAAGGGCGCGATTGAAAAACTTATGGGGCTTCAAGAGCAGCAAATGTCAGCACTTCAAGAATTCGCAGCGCAAGAACCTGCACCCGTTAAAAAGCCGATACATCCTACGGCTAAAGAAGATAGGTTGGCAAAATTCGCACAAGCATTAAAAAACAATAAATAATCATGTCATTTTCAGTAGGCACTCTAACTAACTACACCAAAGAAGAACAAACCGAACTTTTGGTGAAGGCAATGTTCTCAGGCAAAACTGCTGCATTGCTAAGTCAGGCAGGGCAAGTGGTAACGGGCGTAAAGTCTAGCCAAGCACTGCCAATTCTAACTTCAACCATTTTGTTTCAAGCTGATGGTTGCTCAAACACCACCTCAGGCACAACCGCAATTACTGACCGCGATATTACCGTAGGAAAAGTAAAGGTTTTCGAACAATTGTGTCCAAAAGACCTTGAAGCAAAATTCACCCAAATTGGTCTAAGCGCGGGCGCACCCGTTGACCTTGGAGTTTTCCAATCTCAAATTGGTAATGAAAAAGCAATGGGCATTGCAGAGGCAATCGAAACCGCTGTTTGGCAGGGTAACACTTCAGGTGGTACGGGTAATAACGCATTTTGGGATGGCTTCTTGACTATTCTCACCGCTTTAGGATTTGGTGGCGCAGGCGACCCAATCAAAGGTAACGTAGGCGATGCGTTCGCTTCAATCACAGCCGCAAACATTGACGACATCATTGCAGCTATGTATGGTGTAATCCCCTCTGCGTTGTTAGGTCGTTCTGACTTGTTCATTGCAATGGGTACTGATACATTCAGAAAATACCGCCAATGGTTGCTTTCTGCAAACTTGTTCCACTACAACGCTGACGAGATTGCTAACCTTGAAATTATCGACCCATTGACGGGTATCAAAGTTTACGGCTTGCACGGCATGGACGGCACTGATAAGATTGTTTGCTCATATTGGGCTAACTTCTACCTCGGTACTGACATGATGAGTGAAGAAGAGCAGTACAAGTTTTGGTACAGCGAAGATGACGACATCGTTAAATTCAAAGCCAACTTCAAGTACGGTTGTCAAATTGCATTCCCTGACCAAGTAGTTTATTTCTCTCTCTAACCATAAGTTAAACCAAAAATAAAGGGCGGGTTCTTATGCCCGCCTTTTTTATAAAACACTAAAAACAATGGCTTGCCTATTAACACAAGGATTCACACTTGACTGCAAAGACCAAACGGGCGGCATCAAGTCAATTTATTTGGTAGAGTTCAACTCTTCCGACACCGTTACTAAATCTAGCGGAGAAATTAGTGCGCATACCTTAACGGGTGGACGTGCTTATTTCAAATACGAGTTAGAAAAAGAAACGGCTACTTCTACATGGAGAACCATTCCAAGTACTGAAAACGGCACTACTTACTATGAGGCTGACTTGACCGTGAGACTGCACAAACTTTCAACCGCTAAACGCAACGAAATTAAATTGTTGTCTCAGGCGCGATTGAGATGTATTGTATTGGACACGGACGGGAACTATTGGCTGTATGGCGCTGATTACGGCATTCAACTGCAACAATCAGAAATCCAATTTGGTCAAGCGTTTGCAGACTTCAAGGGCGCGGTTTTAAATTTCTTGCACAAAGAAACAGACCTACCCGCAAAAGTTCAATCTAGCGTTGTTGCTTCACTCTCATTATCTTGATTAGGGGTAATTAATAAAAGAGCCTTGCAGAAATGTGAGGCTTTTTTTATTATATTTGCACAGACTTGTATTCGAATTGAACGCAAAAAGGCTGCCCGAAACGGTGGCTTTTTTGTTTAGCGGGTTTTTGTGATTTTGTACATTTGTTAGTATGGTGATAATTACCAAAGGGCAAAGCAACACGTTAATAGTGACCGTGACTGAAAAGGTTACTATTACCAATCCCTTTTTTCTTATTCATTTTAAGGATATGCTTACCTCTGAGGAAACGTCCTTTATTATCACTAACACGTCAACGCACACAGAAAGATATGACGAGTTCACTTTTACGGAAGGCTCAAACGCGGCAAAGACTTTAAATGTAGGGGAATATGTGTACACGATATACGCGCAGACCTCAAACAGCAACACAGACATAGACAACGCAGATGAGGAAGTAGAAAGAGGAATAGCAATGGTTCGCCATACTGAGAATACTTTTACTTCTAACACTATAACCACAACCTATAAACAAAATGTTATCAGCTAAAAGCATAGACTTTCTGACTTTCTCCGAGAATAAGATGCCTCAGTTTAAAGAACTGAAATCTAAAGGCATTGTTGAATTTGGGGAAAAAAACGCATTCCCTGAGCAACTGATTTATTTACTAAACAAGTCAGCAACTCATAATTCAATAGTTCAGCAAAAAGTACTGTATATTATTGGCGAAGGCGTTAAAGGCGTTCCTGAGGAGAAAATAAACCAATGGAATAAGTTTGATACCTTCCAAGAGTTTCGATACAAAATAACGCACGATGTTAAGGTTTTTGGGGGATTTGCAGTTGAGGTAGTTTACAACCGTGCGGGTGTGCCGTCTTATTATCACATTGACGTGAGTAAGATTCGCACATTAGACCATTCTCAGTACTTCTATGCAGAGGATTGGAGCAAGGCAAAAGCAGAGGACATTACCACATACCCCGCGTATAATCCTAAGTTGGCAAAGCCAATGAGTAAACAGCTTTATTACTATCGCGAATACCGAGCAGGTTTAGACGTTTATCCTTTGCCTGAATACTACCCCGCTTTAAATTACATAGACATTGACGCGAGGATTAGTAACTTCCACCAAAACAATATTGCTAGTGGATTTAGTGCGGGGCATATCTTACAACTATTCAAAGGCGAACCAACGCCAGAGGAAGCCCGTTTATTCAAACGTAAATTAAAAGAATACCACCAAGGGGATTCGAACGCAGGTTCTGTTATGTTGGTTTATAATGAGCAAAACGAACCCGCTGCACAATTAACACCTTTGGTAAGTAGCGGACTTGACACCATGTTTATTGAGTTAAGCAAGGCTGTTGAATCGAATATTTTTATCGCGCACCAAGTTGTGTCGCCTATGCTTTTGGGCGTAAAGGAAGAAGGACAATTAGGGGGAAGAAATGAATTAGCGGTTGCATCTGAATTATTCTACCGTCAATACGTTAAGCCAAACCAACAAAAGTTGGATTCTATTTATACTCAGTTCCTAAATGACATGGGAATAAATGCAAGTGTAGAAACAATACGCTTTGAACCAATTGAAATAGACTATGTAGCATTATTTGAAAAGGGAATCATAGACAAGAATGTTGTAATACAAAAACTAGGTCTACCCGTTCAGGCTCAATTTGCCGAGGAAGAGGATAGAGAAATGCAAGTCTTTAAATTCTTTGGCGAGGAAGAGAACTATTTTGAATTTGCCGACTTGACCGAAAAAGAGTTAAAGGTAATCGAAGTG